CAAGGCCAAGGTCATTATCAGCACACACTTCAACACTAAACAGCAGGTCTTTCTCGATTTCGTATTGTCGCATTATGTCAGTGTTGGTGTGGAGGAGCTGGATCAGTAAAAGTTGGCGCTATTTTTACGGTTGAAATATCACGATTCCATATCAGACGCTGTGGCTGATCTTGGCAAACCGGAAGAAATTGGCAATGTCTTTGTAGGATTTCAGAAATATCTTTATCAGCAACAGGCTGTGGCATAATTTAATATAATAATAAAAAATTAATTTTTGCTTGACTAATTTAAAATAAGCGACTACAATAATTACAATAATTGAATAATATACTTGAAAAAATGATGTAGGATTTTCAAGGCAAGAGCAGTAACTAATTATTGGACCAAGGACGGTCAGCAAGGGGAATCACCCCGTGCTGGCCTTTTTTTTTGATTTTTTTACGGGAAAGGGGAAAAGACAATGAAAAATTTAAATGACAACGTTTCCATCTTGGATATTCATCTCGCTTCATTCTTTTCACTACACGGTATCGAACCGCAATTTTCAAAGCAAGGCACAAGGGTTATCTTTGAATTTCCTGCAAGCTCTGAGGTATATCGCTTAACAAAGGATTATAACCAAAATCCTAAAGTGCCTATTCTCGATTTTGTTCATCACCTAAGAAAACTTCGTTCTCAGATGCTAACGATGCGATAGGGTAGTTTATGTTCAGGCCAAACCGAAAATTTAGGCGAGATTATAACCGCCTTTACCGCAAGGATCCGGCGGCAGCGAATCTTTTCCTTTTACTCGCAGAGCTTGCTGATCAAAAAGGTCAGGTTGTGACTGACGAGAAAGAACTCGCTATTCTTATGTCAGCACGTTTTGCCGATCCCCAGGGGTACAGTTTATGAACAGAGGCTATGTCAAGCTATATAGAAAATCCCTTGATGCCGGTTGGATCAAAAATCATAAGCTATGGGCGTTCTGGACATACTGCTTAATTAAAGCCTCTTATAAAGAATATGACGCCGTTGTCGGGCTTCAGGTTATTCATTTAATGCCTGGCCAATTTGTTTTTGGAAGGAAAAAAGCATCTTCAGAAACCGGACTAACAGAGCGGGAAATCCGCACCCTGCTTGCATTTCTGATAAAAAGCGAAAATCTGACCATCAAAACGACCAACAAATTTTCGATAATAACTATTGTAAATTGGAATATTTATCAAAGCAACGATATTGAAAACGACCACCAAAACGACCAACAGGCGACCAGCAAGCGACCACATACAAGAAATAAAGAAGTAAATAATCTTATATATAGTGAAGATGCCCTCAAAGTTCTTTCTCATCTTAATGAAAAAACTGGAAGAAAATATAAGTTATCAAAACACATAGAAGCCCGTTTAAAAGATGGTGCGACAGTAGAAGATTGCAAAAAAGTTATCGACGCAAAAATAGCTGATCCTTATTTCATTAAAAATCCAAAATATCTTAATCCTGTAACTTTATTCCGCCCGGGGAATTTCGACAAATATAAAAACGAGACAATTCCTTTGAAGGTTGAAACCGCAAAATCAAATCTCAATAGTGCTTGTAAACGGTGCGGCGCTCAGGTTCCGGATCAGGATAAAACAACGGCCGGTTGTATCTACTGTGAGAATAAAGCAGCAGAGGTGAGAGCATGATAGATATTTCTTTAAATAAAGTCCCTCCGCATAATGTGGAAGCGGAAGCCGCTGTCCTGGGATCAGTGCTCTTTGAAAATAACTCATTGAATGAGTGCCTTTCAATTATAGGCCCGGATGATTTTTATATTGAACGAAACGAAATCATTTTCGGGGCGTTATGCGAAATTGCCGACTCAGGAAAACCAATTGACTGTATTATCCTATCAAACTTTTTGAGGGAACGCGGGAAACTGGATAAGGTTGGAGGCCAGCTTTATATCGCGGAACTCTTAGACAACACAGCAACAAGTGTGCACGTTGCACATTATGCCCGTATTGTCAAAAACAACGCCGTTTTACGCACTATTATCGCGGCAGCCTACGATATGGCAAATAATGCCTATTCGGAAAATGGTGAAGGTCCGGCAACTATTCTTGATGAAGCACAACGGGCATTGATGGGAATTACCGTTGATCGTAAGCGAAATGACGTCCGAGATTCAAAGGATCTATGCCGGACAACATTTCAGGCAATTGAAGAAAGGCATAAAACTAAAAACCTTATAAACGGATTAGCTACCGGCTTTCATGATTTGGATCATTGGACGTCCGGCTTTCAGCGTTCAGAGCTTATCATTATTGCGGGAAGACCGAGCATGGGGAAAACTGCTTTAGGAGTAAACATCCTTGAAAATGTTGTTTTATCCGGCGTCCCGGCAGTTATCTTTTCCCTAGAAATGTCCGGCGAAGCACTTATGACGCGCATTTTTTCATCAAAGACAGGGATTGATTCAAGGCGGCTAAGGTCCGGCGTTGTTTTTGATAAAGACTGGCCACGTCTTGTTGAAGCCGTGAACTGCATAGGTCATGCCCCCCTCTTCATTGATGACTCGTCAATTTTGACGCCGATGCAATTAAGGGCAAAAGCCCGACGTTTGAAAATCGAAAAAGGCATAGGGCTGATCGTGATTGACTATTTGCAGTTAATGACAGGAACGGGAAAAGCCGAATCAAGGGAAAGGGAGATTGCCGAAATAAGCAGATCATTAAAAGCTCTGGCCAAGGAATTACAAATTCCCGTTGTCGCTCTGTCCCAGCTCAACAGGGCAGTTGAAAACAGAAACGAAAAGAGGCCCAGCCTTGCCGATCTTAGAGAGTCCGGCGCGATTGAACAAGATGCTGATGTGATCGCCTTTCTTTATCGTGATGAAATTTATAACAAGTCAGAAGCTAATCCTGAACGTGGCTTTGCTGAAATCATCATAGCAAAACAGCGCAACGGCCCCACGGGAGCTTTTAAAATGAAATTCAATGCAGAATTAACAATGTTTAGTAATTTAGGAGGTACAAATGAAATCTAAGAAAAGTAAAAGTCGTTCGCTTAAAGTATTGTTGAGCCAAGAAGTATGCAACATTAAAGAATTAATGAAATACCTTGAGCCGGAACAACTGGCGGAACTGAAGCGCTGCCTTAATGCATTGGGCGGAATGAATGTCGTACAGGTAGTAATAGAACGGTCATTGGAGGTCAGATATTGACAAGAGCTAAACAGAATCAACCAACGCATCATGCGGGGAAATCTCGGGTAGCAGTAAAACTTCGCCGCAAGAAGATTTTTAAAGCCCTTGCTGAAGGTAAAACAAATCAAGAAGCCGGAGTTGAAGCTGGATTAAGCCCTAAAACAGCAGCAGATCAAGTAAGCCAAATCCTAAGTAATCCTAAGGTTAGGAGCGAATTTCAAAAGCTACTTGATAATGCCGTGCCTGACTCCGAATTATCTTTAAAATATAAAGACCTTCTTAGTTCTAAGAAATGTATTTCTGCTCTGGTGATAGCTCCTAATGGCGAAGGTATGAAAGACGCAAATTCAATGACGAGGGATTTTGTTGAGGTTGATGATTGTGCAGTCCAGTTAAAGGCGGCAGATTCAATCTCAAAATTAAAAGGCCATTTATCAGAAAAACACGACGTTAATTTGAATATACCCATAACTGTAGTCATAAGGAAATTTGGTGATGGAAATAAACCTGCCGAATAATTGGGAACCGCGGCCAGACCAGATGCCGTTATGGTTGTATTTGGAAAATGGCGGTACACGGGTTTGTGAAATCGCTCATAGGCGCTGGGGTAAAGATGATGTAGCACTCCACTTTACCGCGACCGCGACACAGCAGCGGATCGGAAATTACTGGCACATGCTCCCGCAGTTTAATCAATGCCGTAAGGCAATTTGGGACGCTGTTAATCCACATACAGGAAAGAAAAGAATTGACGAGGCCTTCCCGGAAGCAATCAGGAAAAGAACAAACCAAACTGAAATGCTGATTGAATTCAAAAGTGGTTCAATCTGGCAGTTAGTCGGCTCTGATAATTACAACGCACTGCTTGGATCTCCGCCGCTAGGAATTGTTTTTTCAGAATGGGCGTTAGCGGACCCGCAGGCATGGGCCTATTTATCGCCGATTTTAGAAGAAAATGGCGGCTGGGCTATATTTATCACAACCTCAAGGGGAAACAATCACTT